ATGTCCGCACACAGCGACGGCGCATCCCCCCAGCACGCGCTGGAGGCGCAGTTGCGCGCCCATCGCGACGTGGTGGTGGCCGCGCTGCTGGACCTTGCCTGTCATGCCTCGAGCGAGGCGACGCGCCTTGCCGCCCTGCGTGAAATGCTCGACCGGGGCTGGGGCCGGGTCGCGCCCGGCAGCGCGGACACGACAAGCGTTGCGGCCGCGCCCACGCTGGTCATCGCGCCCGCGCTGCTGTCGGGCGGGACGGATGGCGCGGGGCAGGGCGCATGAACACGGTGCGCGTGGAAATCCCGCCCGCCTGCGCCGACATCGTGCGTCCCGCACGGTACAAGATCCTGTATGGCGGGCGCGGCAGTGGCAAGAGCTGGACGGTGGCGCGGGTGCTGGTGGCGATGGCCGCCACGCGTCCGCTGCGCATCCTGTGCTGCCGGGAATATCACAGCTCCATGGCGGATTCGGTCCGCAGGCTGCTGTCGGACCAGATCGCGGCGCTGGGGCTGGGGGCGTGGTTTTGCATTCGTGAAAACCTGATGACGACGACCGTCGGTTCGGAAATCCTGTTCCGTGGCCTTGGCCGCAATATCGAGGCGATAAAATCTACCGAAAAGGTCGATATCTGCTGGGTGGAGGAGGCACAGGCATTAAGCCGCGCCAGCCTCGACATCCTGCTGCCGACCATCCGCGCGCCCGGCTCGGAACTCTGGTTCACCTATAACCCCGAACGCGAGGACGCGCCGATGCACCAGATGATGCGCGCCCTGCGTGACGATCCCGACGCCATCGTGCGCCGGGTGGGATGGCGCGACAACCCGTGGTTCCCGCCCGAACTGGACGCCGAACGCCGCCGCATGCTGCGCCACGATCCCGACGCCTATGACCATGTGTGGGAGGGCGAATGCCGCACCCGCAGCGACGCCGTGGTGTTCGGCGGCCATGTGGAGGTCGCGGCGTTCGACACCCCGCCCGACGCGCGACTGTATTTCGGCGTGGACTGGGGCTTTGCCCGTGATCCCACGGTCATGGTCCGCTGCTTCATCGCCAACGACATCGTGCATGTCGATCACGAGGTCTTTGCGACCGGGGTGGAAATGGACGACCTGGCCACCCTGTTCGACCATGTGCCGGGATCGCGCGAATGGCCGGTCCGCGCCGATGCGTCACGGCCCGAGACGATCAGCTACCTCGCCACGCGTTTCGGTTTCCGCATCACGGCGGCGGCGAAATGGCCGGGATCGGTGCAGGACGGCATCGCGCGGCTGCGGGCGTTCCGGCGCATCCGGGTCCATCCGCGATGCGAAAACATCGCCCGCGAACTGCGGCTGTATTCATGGCGGGTGGACCGGCTGACGGGCGACGTGCTGCCGGTGCTGGCCGATGGGTGGGACCACGGGATCGACGCCCTGCGCTATGCCCTGGATGGCGTCATCCGCAACCGCCGCCGCATGCCCGCCTTTACGCCTGCGGCCCTGCGCAGGATCTGACGCGTGCCCCTCAGGGGCTTTGCCCCCGAACCCCCACCAAAGGTCGCGGACCTTTGGAAACCATGACTTTTAAGTCTCAGGGTGCAGGGAGCCGCGCTCCCTGCCGGGTCCGGGCAGCGCCCGGGTGTTGCATGCATCGATGGTCCTGCATTCAGGGGCTTTGCCCCCGAACCCCCACCAAAGGTCGCGGACCTTTGGAAACCGCGACTCAAGTTTCAGGGTGCAGGGAGCGCGCTCCCTGCCGGGTCCGGGCAGCGCCCGGGTGTTGCATGCCCAAAAACGGACAGGACGACAATGAAACACTGGTTCCACCGCGCGCCCACGCCATCGCGCGTGCGGCGTGAACCGCGCGTCGTGCCGCATGCCGGCGCCATGCCGCGCTTTGGCCGCGCCACCACGCCCGCGCCGCCCGACGCGCGCGATGCCCTGCGTCCCTATGTCCCGCCGCCGGGGGTGCGCGGGGCCGGGGCGCTGGCGATGGACCGGGCGCTGTCGGGGGTGCATGACTGGGCCGGGGACGGGCTGTATGACGCGGCCGACCCGGCGGGGGACGCGATCGGCTTCCTCGGCTATCCCGTGCTGGCGCAGATGATGCAGCGCGCGGAGTTCCGCAAGCCTGTCGAGGTCATCGCGCGCGAGGCGACGCGCGAATGGGTGCGCATCACCACCCCCGGCACCGACGCGCCGGACCCCGCCCTGTCGGCGCGCGCGACGCAGCTGCGGGCCGAGATGCGGCGCCTGCGCGTGCGCGAGGTGGTGCGCCGGCAGATCGTCCATGCGCTGGGCTTTGGCCTGGGGCATGTCTGGCCCGACCTTGGACAACCGCTGAGCAGCGCGGGACAGGACGCGCCGCTGGTGATCGGGCCGAACGGCATCGCCCGTGGCGCGATCAGGCGTTTCCTGAATGTGGAGCCATTGTGGACCACGCCCGACAGCTATAACGCCGACATGCCGCTGCGGCCCGATTACTTCCGCCCGCGCGCGTGGTGGGTGCAGGGGACGCTGGTGGACGCCAGCCGGATGTTTTCGATGGTGCCGTTCGAGGTCTCGGACATTTTCAAGCCCGCGTTCAATTTCGGCGGCCCCAGCCTGACGCAGATGCTGCGCACCTATGTCCACAACTTCCTGCGCACGCGCCAGTCCGTGTCCGACCTTGTCAGCAACTTCGCGACAAAGGTGCTCAAGACCGACATGGCCGGCGCGATGGGCGACGGGGACGAGGCGGGCGCGACGCAGGTCGATACCGACAGCCTGACGGGCCGGGTCGCGGCGATGAATGCGTACCAGTCGAACCACGGCACGTTCGTCATCGACCGCACGCACGAGGATTTCGCCATCGTCGCCACCCCGCTGTCGGGGCTGAGCGACCTTCAGGCCCAGTCGCAGGAGTTCATGGCCTCCATCCCCGGCATCCCGCTGGTCAAGCTGTTCGGGATCCAGCCGGCGGGGCTGAATGCGTCGTCGGACGGGGAAATCCGCGTTTTCTATGACGAGATCGCGGCGTTTCAGGAGGCACACGTGGCCCCGGTGCTCGACCGCATCTTCCGCATGGTGCAGATCCACCTGTGGGGGGCGGAGGACCCGCGCCTGGATTTCGCGTTCGTGCCGCTGTGGCAGATGGACGACGCGCAGCAGGCCGAAATCGAACAGGCCCGCGCCCGCATTGACGCCATCCGCGCCGCGATGGGCGCGGCGAAAGGAAAATCATGACCGGCATCCTTGCCCACGACCGCATCGGTTCGGTCCGCGTCACGGACGAGGACGGGCGGCTGTATGTCGCGCGGACCCATATTTCCAAGGCCTGCGTCAATGCCTACCGGGGGTCGGAAATCCCCGGCCATGCGGCGCTGGGCCTGCGGGCGGACGCGATGTACCGCCTGTTACGCGCGCCCGACGAACTGGCGCGCGCGGCCCCGACCTTCAACGCCATTCCCGTCCTGGCCGACCATGCGCACGTGTCGGCGGACAATCCGCGCCGCGACATCACCGTGGGCGCGACCGGCACCGACTGCGCCTTTGACGACCCGTACCTTGATAACGCGCTGGCGATCTGGGATGCCGACGCGATCGCGATGGTCCGCGATGGCGGGCGGCGCGAACTGTCCTGCGCCTACCGCTATGACGCGGACATGACGCCGGGGCGCTGGCGGGGACAGCCCTATGACGGGGTGATGCGCAACATTCGCGGCAACCATGTCGCACTCGTCCCCGCCGGACGCGCGGGGCCGGACGTGCTGGTTGCCGATTCCGCACTACAGGAGAGCAATATGGCCCCCACACCGGCCCCCATGCCCGACGCCGCCTTCAGCGTGGAGGTGATCGGCCACGCCCTGCGCACCGGCGCGCTGACGCCCGACACCGCGCCCGACGCGCTGGCCCGCGCGCTGCAGGCCGCAAGGGCGGAAATGGACGAAGCCCGCCCCACGCCCGCCATCCCGGCGGACCCGTCCGCGACGGACGGCACGCCATCGGACACGCCTGCGGAACTGGCGTCGGATGCCGCCGTGCGTGACGCGGTGGCCCGGGCGCTGGACGCCGAACGCGCCCGCGCCCGCGCGATGGAGGACGCCCGCCGCGCCGTCCGCCCGCTGGTGGGCGACGTGATCGGCATGGACAGCGCGGACGCCATCTACCGCTATGCCCTGGCGCAGGCGGGACATGACGCGGCGGGCGTGCATCCGTCCGCCCTGCGCCCGATGGTCGATATGGTGATCGGCACACGACAGGCCACCCCCGCCGGCGCACTGGCCAGTGACGCCGCGCCGGATTTCAACGCGCGCTTTGGCGTCACCCGCGCGCCGCGCGTGCTGTAGGCTTTCGGCGGGATCGCGATCCCTGCATCCCGAGACTTAAGTCATGGTTTCCAAAGGTCCGCGACCTTTGGTGGGGGTTCGGGGGCAACGCCCCTGAATGCAGGGCCATCGATACATGCGACATCCGGGCGCTGCCCGGACCCGGCAGGGAGCGCGGCTCCCTGCACCCTGATACCTGAAAGCCGTGGTCTGCAGGGGGTCCGGGGCTCACGCGCGGTTTTACTTAAAAAACATGGAGGCTATGCATGCCTTTTCCCAATACGGTCAATTACAACTGGCCCGTATCCTTTCCGGGTGCGTGGGCGTCGGAAAACCCGCGCCGGTCGGTGCTGGCGTGGGCCAATGGCCTGCGGGCGGGCACGGGCGGCGTAAGTGTCGCGGCCTTTGCATGGGTGCAGGCGGACGGGGCGTCGGTGCTGAACACGCCGCCGTCCGATGCGGCGGCGACGGCCACCGCCAGCGCGAGTGTCGCGGCAGGCGGCGTGTCCGCCATCACGGTGACGTCCGGCGGGTCGGGGTATGGCGCCGTACCGACCGTCACACTGTCGGGTGGCGGCGGCACCGGGGCGCAGGCCACGGCCACGATTGGCAACGGCGTGGTGACGGGCATCACGGTGACGGCCCCCGGCACGGGATACACCACCGCGCCCACAATCACGCTGTCGGCCCCCGTGGCGACGCCCGCAGCCCCGGACGGGTTTGTCGTGCGTGAACAGCAGGGGCTGATGACGCAGTACCTGCAGGAAGCGACGATGACCATCCCGCAGGGCTTCATGGTCACGCTGGCCGATGGCGGCGACGTGTTCTGCGCCTGCGCCAGTGATGCCGCGCGTGGCGACGTGGTCTGTGCCTCCGTCACGGATGGCGGCATCACCGCCGTCGCGCCGGGGACGGACGCGCCGGACGGGTATGTCGCGACCGGCTGGCGCGTCGCCCTGCCTGCCGCAACCGGCGGCCTGATCGCCATTACGAAAGATGCTTCCTGATGAATACACCCCTGTTTCGCAACGACGCGCCGGTGCTGGCGCGGCAGTATGGCATCCATCTTGAGGGCGTGCGCGACTATTTCCCCGCAGGCGGCCTGGCGATGGATGCCGATGGCGCGGTGACGGCGGCCAATTCGGGCATCCCGGCCATCTTCACCACCTATACCGACCCGGTGGTGATCCGCGCGCTGGTGGCCCCCACCCGCGCGGCGCAGATTTATGGCGAGGTGCGCAAGGGCGACTGGGTCACCGACACGGCGATGTTCCCCGTGGTCGAACTGTCGGGGCGCACGGCGGCCTATGGCGATTACAGCGCGGATGGCGAGGTGGACGCCAACGCCAACTGGATCAGCCGCCAGTCCTTTCATTACCAGACCTGGACCCGCTGGGGCGAGCGCGAGGTCGCGCGCATGGGGGCGGCGCGCATCGACCTGGTGAACCAGCGCAACCTTGCCTCCATTTCTGTGCTGAACAAACAGCAGAACCTGACCTACCTGTTCGGGGTGGCGGGGCTGGAATGTTACGGCGCGCTCAATGACCCGCAGCTGCCGCCCGCGATCCAGCCGCTGCCGAAGGTCGCGGCCAACGGCGCGGCCACGGGTTCGGCCGACTGGCTGGCGATGTCCGACCCGCTGCAGTGCTTTGACGACGTGCTGCGGCTGTATGCGCAGCTTGTCACCCAGATGGGCGGCAACCTGACGCTGGAGACGCCGATGACGCTGGTGATCCCGACGGAGCGCCAGCAGTGCCTGCTGTATGCAAACCAGTACAATGTAAAGCTGCGGGAGCTCCTGTCCGAAAGCCTGCCGAACCTGCGCATCGAAACCCTGCCGGAGGCCGGGACCGCGCTGGGTGGCGGGATGGTGGCCACCACGCTGATGCAGCTTTTCGTCAACGAGGTGGAGGGACAGGCCAGCGTTTCCACCGGCTTTACGGAAAAGATGCGCGCCCATGCGGTGGAGCGTCACTCCACCTCCGTGCGGCAGAAGAAATCGCAGGGCACGTGGGGGACGCTGTGGTTCTATCCGCAGGCGTGCGCCACCATGACGGGGATCTGATGGACATGGCGACATCGAACAATACGGTGACGGTCCTGTGCCGCATGCCCTCGGGGCTGGTGCTGGACCTGTATGACGAAACGGCGCTTGCCGCCCGCGCGGCGGACGCACGGCGCGGCCATGGCGCGATGGCGGCCCCCGTGCCCCGCGCGTCGGTGCGCCTGGCGGGGGCGCGGCGCGACCCGCGTTACCACCCGCGCGACAACCGGCTGCTGGGCATGGCGGGCCGGACGGAGGTCCCGGCCGATTTCTGGGCCGCGTGGTGCGCGCAGAACCCGGATTTCGCGCCGCTGCGCCACGGCCTGATCGCCGCCGAACGCACGGCGGAGCGCGCGGCGGCGTGGCTGCGTGAACATGGGGGCACGCGCACGGGTCTGGAACCGCTGGACCCCGACGCGCTGCCGGTGGTGGGCGTCACCCGTCGCGATGCGGCATGAACGGCGGCGTGGCGTTCGATTACGCGGCATGGGCGCAGCGTTTCCCCGCGCTGGCGGCGCAGGCGGACGCGACGCAGGCGGCGGCGTATTTTTCCGAGGCCACGCTCCTCCTCTCCCCCTGCGCCCGCAGCCCGCGTGACGCGGCGCGGCGCGGGATGCTGCTGAACCTGCTGGTGGCGCATATCGCGCAGCTGGACCAGCAGGTGGCGCAGGGCAATACCCTTGTCGGGCGCATCAGCGACGCGACACAGGGCAGCATCACCGTCCGCGCCCAGATGGCAGGGGAGGGCGCGTCCGCCGCATGGTTCAACCAGACCCCGTACGGGGCGCAGTTCTGGGCCATGTCGCGCCGCATGCGCCTTGCCCGCTATGTCCCCGGACGGCCGCAGCCGGCGGCCGTGTGGCCCTGAACGCGGGAGGGAACACCCGGGCGCCGCCCGGACCCGGCAGGGAGCGCGGCTCCCTGCACCCTGACACCTGAAAGTCGTGGTTTCCAAAGGGCATTGCCCTTTGGCGGGGTGCAGGGGCAGCGCCCCTGCGGGGATATCCGCCCTGACAACGAAAGGACCAGCCGACATGAACCTTTTTGGCGCGGCCTGTGCCGTGACGGGGGCCGTGGGGCCGGGTATCGCGGCCACGCTGAAGCTGTCGACCGGCAGCGCGGGCAATGCGGATTTCACCCGCACGCCGCTGTATCGCGAGGTCCCGGCCACGATCCGGGTGCAGGCCCTGTCGTCGGACGAACTGGCGCATGTGGGGGACCTGAGCCAGCAGGGCGAATTGCGCATCGTGTATGTCGCGGGCGTCGTGGGGGGCATGGACCGCGCGGCGGGCACGGGCGGGGACATGGTGAACTTTGACGGCGCGGACTGGCTGGTGGTGCGCCAGATGGAGCAGTGGGGGACGGCATGGTCGAAGCTGATGATACGCAGGCAGTCCCAGGTGACGTGACCGAGGGCACGGTCCTGACCGCGCTGGGGCAATGGCTGTGCGCCACCGTGCCCCTGCCGGCGGCGTCCGTCATGGTGGGGCAGGTCAACCGCGTGGCCGCGCCGGTCGGCCTGTTCGCCATCATGACCGTGGCGGGCCGCGCGCGGGTTGCCACCAACCGCACCACCTATGCCGATGGGTGCCGCATCGTATGGATGCAGCAGCAGCTCGACGTGCGCGTGGACCTGCATGGTCCCGGCGCGGGCGACGGGGCGGGGCGGATCGCGCTTCTGTTCCGCGACCCGGCCTGCGCCGCGTTTTTCGCGAACGCGGGCACCAACACGGGCAACATCGCGCCGCTTTACGCCACCACGGCACAGCAGCAGGCCTTTGTCTCCGACGCGGCGCAGTACGAGGACGCCTGGCACGTCACGCTGTCGCTGCAGGTCAATTCCACCGCGACGTTCCCGCAGGATTTCGCGAACACACTTTCCGTCGGGATTTTCGAAACCGACGCAACCTTTCCACCGGAGTAAGATATGGCCGGCATTCCTGTTTCTTCCATCGTCCGGGTCACGCCCGGCGTCCTGGCCGCGGGCGGCGGGGTCGCGTTCCTGAACGGGCTGATCCTGTCGCGCAACGCGGCGCTGCCCGCGTCGGGGGTGACGACGTTCACCTCCGCCGCCGATGTCGCGGCCCTGTGCGGTGAAACCAGCGTCGAATACCTTATGGCGCAGGTCTATTTCACCGGCTTTACCAACGCGACGCAGACGCCCGCGACCCTGCTGATGGCCAGCTGCCCGGTTTTCGCCGACGCCGCCTCCACCGCCACCGCCACGGCCACGCTGTCGGCGGGGGGCGCGGTGCAGTCGGTCGCGCTCGTCTCCGGCGGCGGCGGGTATGACGCGGCCCCCGCTGTCACCATTTCAGGCGGTGGCGGCACGGGGGCCGTGGCCACCGCCAGCGTGGTGGACGGCGTGGTCAGCGCCATCACCGTGACGCAGGGCGGCAGCGGATATACCTCCGCCCCGACCGTGACCCTGTCCGCGCCCGCGACGGGTGGCGCGACGGGCGGCATGACGCCGGGGGCCGCGATGGACGCGGTGGTGGCGGCCAGCACCAGCTGGACCGGCTTTACCACCGCGTTCGAACCCGGCCTGTCGGACAAGCAGGCGCTGGCGCAGTGGACGGCGGCGCAGGGCAACCGTTTCTGGTACGTGCCGTGGGACACCGACCCGCAGGCGACGGTGTCCGGCACGACAGAGGCATTCGGCGCGTGGCTGGCGGCGCAGTCGATTGCCGGCGTCACCGCGATTTACGCCGACCCGCTGGTGTCCGCGCTGGCGCTGGGGTGGATGGCGTCGCTCGACTTTTCCGCGATATCGGGGCGTTATACGCTGAAATTCCGGCAGAACACGCTGGTGACCCCCGTCGTGCAGGACGCGGTCACGGCGGCGACGCTGGCGGCCAACGGATACAGCTATTACGGCGGATATGCCGGGGGCGGGACGGATTTCCAGTTCCTGTCCGATGGCGCGGTTTCCGGGCCGTTCGCGTGGGCCGACAGCTATATCGGTCAGGTGTGGCTCAACGGTTCGTTCCAGGCGGCGCTGGTGAACCTGCTGCTCAATACCGGGCAGATCCCGTACAATTCCGACGGCGACGTGCTGATTGCCGCGGGCGTACAGGACACGATCAACCAGGCGCTGTCGTTCGGGCTGATCCGCGCGGGCGTCGCCCTGACGGCGGCACAGCAGCAGCAGGTCAACAACGCGGCGGGGCGGACCATTTCCGACACGCTGGCGACGCGGGGATGGTATTTCCTGCCCGGTGCCTCCACCGCCGCGGCAGACGTGCGCGCGTCGCGCGCCAGCCCGCCGTGCCAGTTCTGGTACACCGATGGCGGCGCGGTCCAGTCCATCAGCCTGTCTTCGCTGGAGGTGCAGTAATCCATGAGCGACTATAACATTTCCGACGCCAACTCGGTCTTTACCATCACGGTGGCCAACCTGTTCAACGCGCCGGTGACGCTGTCGAATTACAGCGCCGACCGCGCGTTCGACACCGAACAGCGCGAACTGGTGGAAACGCAGATGTCCATCGACGGCTACCTGTCCGCCGGCTGGGTGCCCCAGCCGGTGCGCCAGAGCATCTCGCTCGCCGCGAGTTCGGACAGCTGCCTCGTGTTCGAATCCATCGTCACGGCGCAGGATGTCGCGCGCACCATCTATCGCATCGGCGGCGAAATCCAGCTGCCGTCGGTGGGGCGGCGCTATACCCTGCTGCGCGGGGTGCTGCGCGCCATAAGCCCGCTGCCCAGCGCGGGCCGCGTGCTGGAGGCCCGCCGTTTTGACATCCTGTGGGAGCGGGTGCTGCCCGCCGCGCTGTGATGGCGGTGAAATCCATCGAATACACCATCACCGACCCCGGCGAGGACCGTGGCAAGGTGTTCGTCATCACCCGCATGAGCGCCTTTGACGCCGACCGCTGGGGCCGCCACGTGCTGCATGCCGCCATCCGCGCGGACCTTGCGGTGCGCGACGACGCGCCGGATGCGGGGATCGCGGGGCTGGCGGGGATGGGGGTCGCGCTGTTTGGCGCGATCGACCCGGCGGCGGCGGACGGCCTGCTGGAGCGGCTGATGCGGTGCGTGACGGTGCGGCCCGACCCGTCGCGCCCCGGTGTGACGCGCGCGCTGCATGCCACCGACATCGCGGAGATCGAGACGGTGGGCACCCTGCAGGCGGAGGCATTCGACCTGCATGTGGGTTTTTTCAGGGGCGCGGCACGCCTGTTTTCCCCCCGCGCCGCGACGACGGCCGCGCCCGCCGCCATGCCCGGTGCGTCAACATAGGCCGCGCGCTGGCCTGCGTCATGCAGGCGCGGCTGGCGAGCCTGCATGAACTGCAGTGCGTCTATGATTCCGAAGACCTGTACGACCTGCTGGAAGTCGCGGCGGTGGAGGCGTGCAACCGCCTGCCCGATCGTTGAGGAGAGTACCGCCAATGACGCCAGATCCCATGCTGCCGCCGGGGGGTGACGCACGCGCCAGCAGACCGTCCGCCACATGGGGGATCGTGCTGCGCGCGGTGGCCGGGGCGGTGCGCGCGCTGCGCCGGATGGCGGGACGCGCGCGTGGCGCATCCCCGGTCGCATGGCCGCGCGGGGGCGGGGGAATGGCGGAGGTCCTGCCCCACCATCCGGCCCCGCCATCCCGGCCCTTGCCCGCGCCGTCATCCGTATCGCCCGATCTTCCTCCGGCCGGGCGGGACGGGGCCGCGTCCCGCACGCATGGCGCGGCGCGGTCCGGGGCGTCGCGCCGGGACATGGGGGACGGGATGGCAGGCGATGGTACTGCCCCGCGTGGACATGTTCCGCCGGGGCGGGGCGCGTCGCCCGTTGCCGTGGCGGCGGGGGCGCTGTGGTCCCGGCGGCCATGGTCCCGCAGGCCGAGGCCCCGTAACGCGCACCCCTGTAACGCGCATCCTCGTAATGCGCACCCTCGTAATGCGCACTCCGGGGCGGACGCGTCCCGGGTCCCGATGGACGGTGGCGGGGATGCGCGGCATGCCGTGACATCGCCCGGGACATCGTCACCGGGGGACATGGCGGCCTTGCCCGATCCGGTTCGCGCCGGGCGGGACGCGCGGGCCATGGTTGCGGATGGCGTTGTACCGGATGGTATTGCGCCGGTGACCGCCGTGCCGTCCGCCCCATCACGGCGGGGGCGGGACGTGGAGGTCCCGGTTGCCGCCGCGCGGGGGAAGGGTGATGCCCATGCCGCCCCCATCGTCGCCGGAAGGGAAGAAAGCCCGTCATCCGCTCCGTTGGGCGAGGGGGCATCCGGCCCAATGTCGGATGTAGCGTCGGATGCGGTGTCAGATGCGGTATCGCGTCCGGTGCCGCGTCATGGGGCGCATCGCGCATCGCCGGTTATGGCAGGGCCGGTGGCCTTTGGCGGATCGGGGCCGGATCGGCCTGCGTCGTCCCAGTCGCGGCCCCTGTCCCAGCCCCTGTCCCAGTCCCAGTCGCGGCCCGTCGCGTCGCCTGCCCCGTCCGGGGGCGGCCCTGTCGCGGCGCGGGGGCCGGCGGGTGGCGGTTCCATGCCGTCCGTCCCGCGTCCCGCGCGGCGGGGGCTGCGCGGGGTGCTGTATCCCATGGTCCGCCAGGCGGCGACGCCGGGGCGCGATGTGGCATCCGCAGGGGATGACGGCCTGTCACGGGATGCATCCGCGCCGTGGCAGGGTCGCGCCATCGTCCTGGCCGACCGCTCCGTGCTTCTGCCGTTACAGGCGCAATATGCCATGGTGGAGCAGGCTGGCGGCCCTGCGCCGATGCGCGAGGGGCCAGTCCCGCCGATGCCCCCGCCATCATCCCCGGCCGCGTCCGCCATGCCCGCGCGCGTGCCCGCCGCGCGCGCGGCGCCTGCGACGTGGAGCCGCAGCCTGCCCGCGATGGCCAATGCGGGTCATTACTGAATATCGCGGACATTCCTGTCATTTTCACCAACGCGCCGGTTTCGGGCAGTTGCCCGGTCCCGGCAGGGAAGCAAAACGACCATGCCCATCCTGCCTGTCGTCCTGCCCGCGCTGTGGGATATCCCGGTGGCCGCTGGCGTGCCGGCCCTGCTGGGGCAGTCGGCGTCCGCCGGGGCGTCGGCCGTGGCCTCCACCACGCTTGGCACCGTGCTGGAGGATTACGCCATCGCCGCCGCCGCCAGCCAGTGGGGGCTGTATGACGCGTCGGGCAACCGGGTGCTGACCTGCGCCCATGTCCGCGCGCTCGATTTCGAAAGCATGAGCCAGATTTCCGATGCGCCGCAGCTTAACGGGGCGTTCGTGTCCTATGACAAGGTGCGCATGCCGCGACGGCTGATGGTGGAGATGGTGTGCGATGGCTCCGACGCCGAGGGGTCGGGCCTGCTGGCGCTGCCGACGCAGGTGATCGGCAGCCTGTCGGGCGGCACGGCGCAGGCGTCGCGCGCCGCCTTCCTCGCGACGCTGGAGGCGATGGTCGATGATGTCGGGCTGTATGCGGTGGTGACGCCGGAAATCACCTGTCCGTCGGTCAACGTGATCGGCCATCGCTATCGCCGCGAAAGCCGCGATGGCGGGGTCAGCATGCTGGTGGCGCAGGTGATGGTGCAGGAGGTGCGCGTCGCCGCGACGCAGCAGTACGCCACCACCCGCCAGCCGCAGGGCGCGGCCAGCATGTCGCTGGGCACGGTGCAGGCGGTGGATGTCGCGGGGTAGGTGCCGCCTTTTATCTTAGAGAAGTTTTTGGTGAAGCTTTTTTCAAAAAGCTTTGAAAGACGTCGCCTTTTTGAAAAAAGGCGACACCCAAAAACTTTTAAAACTTTCATCAACCGGCCGGTTCCGCATGGAACTTCCCGATCTGGGGGATATGACGATGCAGCAGATACCGCTGGTCGCGACGGCGGCGCAGTCGCTCAATGTCGTGCTGTCGCAGCAGCTGGTCCGCCTTGACCTGCGCCAGCGCGCCACGGGCCTGTTCATGGATGTGTGGTGCAACGGGACGCGGGTCCTGTGTGGCGTGGCGTGCCTTGATCGCAACCCGGTGGTGCGCGATGCCTGTTTCGGCGTGCCGGGGGACCTGATGTTCGTGGACCAGCAGGGCACGTCCGACCCGTCCTGGGACGGGCTGGGCACGCGTTACCTGCTGCTGTGGGACGACGGGGGGACGGATGATGGCTGATGCCGGATTTTCCGCCCGGCGCGTCGATGTCACCTTTACCATCGCCAGCGGCGGGCTGGGCGCGGGGGCGGGTGGCGCGGACAGCGTGACG